TTGACAACATTGCCAAGGCTACAAGCAATCTTGTCGTGTTCTTAGGTTCAGCCATTGGAGCAGTTGAAAAATTTAGAAAGGCTTACACAAACTTCCTAGCTGGTGGTGATGTTAACGCTCTTATGGCAGGTAGTCCTGCTTCAACTAATCGATCTAAATCTCCAGCAGGTACAGCAGCTCGAACAGCCCAGCAACGCGCAGCAGAAGCGGCAGCAGCCAAGAGAGCCAAGGAATTAGCAGCACTTACCAAGAAGCAAGTCACAGCAACTAAGGCTTTAACAGATGAACAGAAGAAGCAAGCTGCACTCAAGAAAGCACAAAGCGTCTTTGACCTAGAGCAGATTCAAATTATTGCTGCACTTAAGGGCAATATCTCAGCTGAGGACAGAACTCGCCTTGAAGCACAGGCAGCAATCCTTAATGGTAACGCTGACCTTGCTAGCAAGCTGACTAAAGATATCCTCATGGCTCAGGACTCTACTGGCAAGTTATACCAGTACTTCTTGTCTATTCCAGATGCCAAGAATCCCTTTGCTTATTTAGATCAATGGATTGCAGACTTCCAGAAGAAGATGAACTCCCTCACAATGACCTCAACCTATACTCCAGCAGGGTTAGCACCTGAATTGGCCGCTATGGGCGTTGTGGCAGGGTATGGAGACTATGCTGGCTCTACCGCTAACCAAGTAAGCAATGTGGACTTCCCGTCTTATGGCATGCAGACAAGTGGCGGAGATACAATTATCAATGTCCAAGTTGCTGGCAATATTATTCGTGAGCAGGAACTTATTGATAAAGTCCTAGCGGGAGCTCAACTTTCAAGCCTTTCAGGTTCACCATCTCAGATTGGTAGAATCGCAGGTATGTTCAGTTAATGGCACTCCCAGCGCAGATAGCAGTCAGCTTTGACTTTACCAATGGTGCAACTTTCGGTTATGACGGCTTCGTTATTGGCGATGCTAAGTACGGCATCTTAGGCACTTCAACCCTTGGAACTTCCAGTTCTCCAGAGCCTACAGTTGATCTAACTCCTAATGTCTATGAAATCAGCATTACCCGTGGGCGCAATATCCAACGCGACCAATACGAGGCAGGGCAATGCACAGTCAGAGTCTTAGACCCTCTCAGCTACTTCAATCCTCAGAACACAGCCAGCCCTTACTACGGCAAACTTGTACCGCTTCGTAAGGTGCGTGTCTCAGCTACTACAGCCACCACACAAAAGTACCTATTCTCAGGCTATGCAATTGAGTATCGCTACACCTATCCAGTCAATCAAGATACTGGTTATGTAGATATTGTATGCCAAGATGCCTTTCGCCTATTTAACATGGCTAATGTCAATACCATCACAGACTCAGGCGCAGGGCAGACAACTGGCACACGTATAGGCAAAATACTTAACCAAGTGTCATTCCCTACTTCAATGCGTACAGTAGCGGCAGGTGCTAATACTTGTATTGCTGATCCTGCAACTAACCGCACAAGCCTTGCAGCTATTAAAAACGCAGAGTTCTCTGAGACAGGCGCGTTCTATATGGACACATCAGGCACAGCCGTCTTTAAGTCCAGAGCGCAAGTCATGGCTTCTCTGGCTACTGCCCCTACAGCTTTCAATCAAACTGGTGGGATTCCCTACAAGAATCTTAAGTATGCCTTCGATGACAAGCTCATCATTAACCAAGCTAACTTAGGACGCGTAGGCGGCACAGTTCAGGTTGTAACTAATCAGACCTCAGTTGATAAATACTTCCCTCACTCAGTTACACAGACTGACCTTGTAGCTGAGACAGATACCATCGTCTCTGAAATTGCCAAGGAATACATTGCTACGCGTCAAGAAACGACTATCCGCATTGACGAGATGACAGTCGATCTCTTAGACCCTTCAGTTCCAACAGACACAATGCTTGGGCTTGATTACTTTGACAATCTGCTTATCACAAATGTCCAGCCAGATGGCTCGACTATTGTCAAGAACCTTCAGTTCCAAGGCGTTAATTGGTCAATCACGCCAAACAAGATGACCGTCAATATTACAACGCTTGAGCCAATAGCCGATGGCTTCATCGTTGGAAGCTCGTATTACGGTATAATCGGCACATCTACATTGGGTTACTAGGAGATATAATGGCATCAGGACTACCAACAGCAACAGGCGATATTCTTACTGCCGCTACCGTAAATGGTCTAGTGACCTTTACCGTCAATAGTGACGCAACGGCAGACTACACAGCAGTCTTAGCGGATCAGTACCAAGTCCTAGTGCCTATGAACAAGGCAACAGCCATTGCCTTCAAGATTCCTACCAATGCTTCAGTAGCGTTTCCAGTAGGCACAGCCATCACAATTCTGAATAAAGGCGCAGGTTCTTGCACAATCTCAGCAACTACCTCTGGCACAACTACAGTTCTTTCAGCAGGTGCAGTTGCAGCTTCTCCAACCTTGGCTCAATACAAGACAGCGGTTTGTATTAAGACTGCTACAGATACTTGGTACGTTGTAGGAGCTATTGCATAATGATTGGTTGCATAACAGCAGGAGTATTCGGACTTCCGATTGTCACGCCTGCATATCCAACCTCAGTTGATTATCTTGTAGTTGCTGGCGGCGGAGGCGCAGGTGGTTCAATTGCAGGAGGTTACCTTGGCGGTGGCGGCGGTGGCGCAGGTGGATTTTTAACTTCTAGTTCTTTCTCTATTGGCTCATCATTTACGGTAACCGTTGGTGCAGGTGGCGCAGGTGGAACAGCAACAAAAGGAACTCAAGGTAATAACTCAGTTTTTTCAACCATTACATCAACTGGTGGTGGTTACGGCGGAACACAAGATTCAACACCTATAGGCGGTAACGGTGGTTCTGGCGGTGGTGCTTCGCAATACGGTTCAACCTCAGCAGGTGGAACAGCAACGGTAAGTCCTGCACAAGGAAACAACGGTGGTTCATCTAATGGACAAGCTGGTGGTGGAGGTGGTGCTTCGGTTGCAGGAGCAAATGGAACAACAAATCCTGGCGCAGGCGGGAATGGTACTTCTAATTCATATTCTGGTTCAGCAGTAACTTATGCTGGCGGCGGTGGCGCAGGAATGTATTACAATTCTGGCGCAGGTGGCGCAGGTGGAACAGGTGGCGGAGCAACTGGTTCAGCAAAAGAGACCAATGGAACCGCTGGAACTGTCAATCTTGGCGGTGGCGGCGGTGGCTGTGGAGGTTCTGCTGCATCTAATTTAACTGGTGGAGCAGGCGGTTCTGGAATTGTAATTATTCGTTATCCAGATACAAATACAGATTTAACTTCAATCGGTGGTGGATTGACTTATACATTTACAACAACTGGTGGGTATAAGATTTACAAATTCACAGCTGGAACAGGAACGGTAACTGTCTAATGGCTCATTATGCGTTCTTGGATAATTCAAACATTGTCACGGAAGTTATCGTTGGCAAAGACGAAACTGAAGTAATTGACGGTTTAACTCCTGAAGAATGGTATGCAAACTACCGAGGGCAGAAGTGCGTTCGCACAAGTTATTCTGGGTCGGTTAGATTTAATTATGCGGGAATTGGGTACACTTACGATCCAATCGATGATGCTTTTATTGCACCAGTTCCTTGTGACCATGTAGAACTTACTTTGACTGCACAAAAGCGATGGGAGTGCGCCAATGAAGCCCACACCCCACCTATGTAAAGCAGGGCAACAACTTCGGGAGCAATTCGATGATAGTTACCCAGACAGAGATCGCACCTCAGACGGCTGGATTGGCGATACTCGTCATCAGGCACGTCCTTCTGACCACAATCCTGATGAACAGGGTATCGTCCGAGCGATTGATATTGACAGGGATTTATCTGGCAAGGCAAAGCCAGACCTCATGCCTGACCTTGCGGATCAACTACGACTCTGTGCAAAACGTGGCGATAAGAGAATCTCTTACATTATCTTCGATGGCAGAATCGCATCGTCTAAGAAGGCTTGGGCTTGGCGTCCTTACACTGGGATTAATAAGCACAATCATCACTGTCACATCAGTTTTTCTCCAAAAGGCGATGCAGATGGCTCGTTCTTTAATGTACCCATGATAGGCGGCACAGCATGAATATGAAAAACCCTTATGTAATGTCAGTAGGAGCGTTCCTAGCAGTATGGGGTACAACCTCTAACTTTGCTCTAGATTACCGAGCAATCCTTGGTTCAGTTGTTGCAGGTGTATTCGGATACGCCACGCCTAAGAAATGAGCGCAACCGACCTTGCTGCTTGGGCTGTGGGTGTTATCGCTGTTCTTGGTGGTATGGCTTCATACACGCAATTCATGATTAAGCATTA